AATTGGCAGAATTATGAAATATTGCTCATTCTCAACCACTTGCAGTTCATTTCTCCCATCTTCACTTTCCGTTGCTTTTGCTTAAATTGTGCATTGCTTTCGCCACTCCTTCGCGACTCTCGCCCTCTCTCATGATGTGCCGATTGAGAATGTAGCCCGTATGCTCGGGCACCAGGACATCAAGACGACTCAGATTTATGCTAAGATTCTCCGCACATCAATCGAGCGTCACGCTACCGCTCTGCAGAGCAGCATCAGATAAGACACGATAGAACACTCCCTTTAATAACTGCGACTTTCCTGACTCATGGAAGGTGGCAGTTATTTTTTCGCATATATAGCGCTGTCCTCTTATGTGGAAGAGCGCCCGTGGGTTTGGTATCGTGTCGGATAGGAATGAGAACGTGTATTTCTTCTTTCCGTCGATCTGATGCATGACACTGCGCATGGAGTTTGCTATACCTTCGTTGAGTCGCAATGTGAATGTTGATGTACTGAAGGCAAAGTCGTCAAATACCTCCACCTTATCTATTATAGGGTGCGGCTGTCGTCCTGCCGTTATATTGTTACCGCTCCAGAATCCGACATATATGCATGAGAAGTATTCCTGTCCGTTGTCCTTCTTTCCTTTCGATATTTCAAGACTCGCCCTTCCTTGTGCGAGGTCTCCGGCGTTGTAGTCCAGTGTCGGGTCTGCTCCGTTCGACTTCCGATTGTATGTAATTGTTCCGTATATGTCGTCGGCTTGGGATATTGATCCGTTTGCGTCCTCTTTCACAACGGCGTTTTCCCCCATCTCTCCGCAGTCCAGGAAGAGCACGTTGCCGTATTTGTCGTCCGTTCCCTCTATCCATGCCGGCACGATTTTCAGTTCTATGTCTTCTGCGTCGTCACCTGCGTACATCGGTCCGAACTGGTTGATTGGCAGCAGACGGTTATAGTAGCGGTAATACTTGTTGCCATTGAGCTTCTTCACGTACACGGACTTGTAGCAGTACATCACAAAGTATGTGTCGTTCTCTTCGCAGTAGTAGAGGTTGTGTCCGGTGGATGCTGGCGGATAGCCTCGGTAGTAGCTCGTTAGGCTTCCGGTGTTAAGCGTGGTCTTGTACACTCCGCTCTCCTTCAGTGTCTTCACAGCATCAATGAGCGTGACCATGTTGGGGAACGACCTTGCCTTTTGTCTGTTCGTCCGTATGTACCAGTCACAGGTGTAGTAATCCCACAGCAGTGCGTTGTTGTCTGCATATCTGAGGTTGCATGAAGCCAGGTACTTCGATTCGTCCTCCTTAGACACCTCTGCTGTAAAGCTGTCCACTACCTTATCAATGAGCACGTTTCCTGCCGTTTCCGCCATCTTGTTTGAGAAGTGGAATGAGATATTCTTGGCTTTGTGTGAGATGTCGAACTCACCGAAGAGGAAGTTTTCAAGCTGCTCGAAAAATTCCGTGAGCGTCCAGTGTGGCAGAGCTTTAGCAAAATTCCACATCTCCCATGAAGCCGGAAGTGTATTGCATATGAGCAGGTATTTGTATTGTGATTTTTCTATTTCCGAGAAGTCATGCGTGTACCCGATTTCCTTGCATATCTTCTTCAATATATATAATAGGTATGGCTGGAAAGTGTGCTCTTCCTTCGGGAACACGAATCCGGTGACGGCGTGTGATCCTACAATGCAGGGGTTGTGTATGTTTCCAGAGTGGTTGTTCACCCACGGCAGCGGCACATATCCGAATCCGTAGATAAGTGAGTTGGAAGTGATTCCTGTTCGCTTTGCCGGATATCCCAGTTGCAGCTCATTCAGATAGATGTCATCGAAAGTCTCGTCAAAGTTCTGTTCGCTGCGCCCTTCCAAGAACTGCGTTTTCACTTCTACGTCCGAAATCTCCGTGATAGTTATGGAGCCAGACTTCAGAAAGGCACCGTCGCGTATGTCACAATCGAACGCCACCTTAGAGCTGGTGAAGTCAGCTCGGTGTATGTGTCCAAAGATAGCTATGTTCTCCGGGCATCCCTTCAATGGGAAGGTGATGGTCATGGTGTAGCTGTCGCTACCCGTAAACAGTCGGTTCTCGAAGATGAAGTCAAACGATGTGTTCTTCTTCAGATAGGCTTGTTTGCCATTAATAATAATTTCCATTACTTACGTCTTGATTTAGGAGTTTTGTTTCTCATTAAAATACTATATTCATCCTGCGCTTGCTTGATGCCAGTGTCACCCGTGACCGTGTTCACCGTGACAAACGGCTCGCTCAACCGCTTTTCCAACTGCTTCATCGTGTCAGTATAACCCTGTATTGCCTTTGTATTCTGCACGATTGCCGCTGTAGCTAGCCCGTCCGAGTGCTGCAGCACGACGATCGGCTGCTGATTCTGTGTTGTATATGAAGCTGGCGCAATGGTCCGGCTCACATCATCGGCTCGTAAGGATCCGATGGTGTTAGTCCGCTGCGCATAGTCCAGGGCGTTGATGATGGGACGCGCAACTGGGTTGGCAAGCATCTCCTGCGACGCCACCCATTCCCCCGCATGAACCACGCCCACCTCTTGGAACTTGGAGCCTTTCGGAGTGAAGCCACCCTTTGCATAGCCCTGGCTTTCACTCGCTTGCTGCTGCTTTTTGATTGCAGCAATCTGAATTGCTCCTGCAGCCACCGCCATTGCAGCAGCCACTGGTGCCAGGATATAACCCACAAGAGGAATTGCCGCTGCCGAGCCATACGCCGAGATGGCGTTCTGTGCCGTCTGCGCCACCGCTTGAATGACCTGCATTGCAAACATCTTTTTGTTCGCCTCGTTCTTTTTCTTTGCCAGCTCCTTCTGCTTCTGTTCTTCGAGTTTCTTCACCTTGTAGTTGTTGCCCTCCGCTTGCGATATCTCCTTGTCATACCGCTTCTCGATGGCAGCAGTCTGTATTTCCAGTTCCGCCTGAATGAGCGAAGTCATACCCGAAAATATCGACGACATGCCCGATGTCAGCGTGTCAAAAGAACCCTGCACCGCCTGTCCGAGGTCTGAGTTCAGCCACTCCGTGATGTCCTCCGTCATGTTTTCGAGGAAGTTCTTGCTTGTGTCGTTATACTCCTGGCCGTACTTCTTCGCCAGTGCCACCTTTGCCTTTTGATACGCTTCCTCGATGCGCAGCTTCTCCTTTGCGTCGTTGCCGGCTGCTTTTATCTCTTGGGCATATACTTCATCTAAAGCAGAAGAGTCCTTATCATACTTCTCTTTCTTCTCCGACTTGTTATCCCCGAAGTAGTCCTCTTTTATTTTGGCAAGCTCCTTCTGATGCTTCTTTTCGTTGTCCTCAACGGTCTTCTGATTACGCTTTTGGTTTTCAACGAGCTTATTCTGATAATTCTTCTGCGCTTGCAGTTGTTCCTTAGAACCGCCCGTGTAGACCTTAGTCAGACGGCGCAGATGCTCCAACTCCATGAGTTCGAGCGCATCATCAAACGTTTTTTGATCCACCTTACCATCAATGTACCGCTGTTTCTCCGTAGCAACCAGTTCATTATAGTAGTCGTTCTCCTGCTTCTCCGATTGCGTGTTCTTGTCATCAGCGAGTTTCTTCTTCGCCTCATAGTACGCTGCTTCCGCTTCCAGCTTCTGTTCACTCGTAGCTTTGCCATTAGCCATAACCTTCTGATTGTACTCCATATCAATCTCCGTCATACGGTTGGTGTACTCCTCGAAGTCCTTCTCACCTTTGGCGTATGCGATACGGTTGAGAGCTTGTTCCCTGGTCTTCCAGTCCTTCTCCTTCTTCAGCACGTCCTCGGTCTTCGTTTTCTTGTCGTTGGATCCAGGCTTGAAGTCCGTGTCCTGCTTCGTCTCGGTCTGTTGCTTCTTCACCTCCTCCACGGCATCCTTCTTGATGTCGTCGCCGTACACGTCGGTTATAGCCTTTTCGCGTTCATCGAGTGCAGCGAGCTTAGCGTTAGTTTTCTCCAGTGCCCACTTGTGCCTGACTCTTGGACCGTTCGCAGAAACGACCGCCACGCCTCCGTATGCAGAAGGAAGATACTTGTCTTTCTCGGACTTTTTCACGTCCTCGTCCACTATCTTCTGCTGCTTCTTCTGCTCAATCTTCAGCTCTGCACGCTCCTTTCCTATCTCCTTCAGCTTGTCCTTGGCACCCTCAATCTCGTACTTTCTTATGAGCGATTTTATATAGTCGTCGAGCGCTTTCTTGTTCTCCTTATACTTGCCCGTAGTATCATCCAACTGGGCATTATAGTTCGGAATAATCTTGTTGAGCGCATCAATCGCCGTGTGTCTGTCCTTCAGCGACAGCGTTTCATCGCGAGCCACTGCAATAAGCGCATCAATCTTGTTCTTCTCGTCGATGATGCCTTCCTGCCCACGCTTTCTGATGTCCTGCAGGTCCTTTTCTGCTTGCGACACCTCCGTAATCTTCTTGTATAGCTTATACAGAACCACTCCGAGAGCGATGGCTCCGGCAGCTATCACACCATATCCGGACGCGAGCAGTGCACCCTGCTTTTTGAGGTCCGACATAAGCCATGACTGTCGCACCCAATTGCCCTGCAGTTTGGCGAGCCCCATCTGAAGAAGCAGGTGTGCAGCGTGCAATGTGGCGACCGTGGTCTTGTATGCCGTAGTCGCAGCCTTTGAAATGACGAGCCACGCATAATGCGCCTTGAACGCTATATTGCTGGCGTTCACCGCTATCTTGTAAGCGATGAAAGCAGCAGTAAGAGTGGCGAGTGTACCTGCGTTCTCCTTGATGAAGGTGATGGAAGTGGACATGAACTTCAATAACAAAGTAGTGGAAGAAAGCACATGGCTCATAATCGGTTGCAGCTGCTCACCGAGTGCCACTGCCATCTCCGTCACACCCTTGCGAGCCTTGTCAAGTCCTGCTTGCACCGTAGTATTCTGCACATTGAACTCATTTGTGACAGACGTACCCTCCGCAAAAGCCTTAGTAGCTTCCTCCTGCTCCCACCGCACCATATCGAGGTTGCCAGCAAGAGCAGAAATCACCTGCGCAGCACGAGCACCATTCTCGCCCATATCCTTGAAGACTGGTGCCAGTACGTCGATGTTGCCCAATTCGTGTAGACGATCCAGCAACATAAGAAGTCCCTCGTTAGTGCTCTTCTTCAGCGTTTCGTTAAACTCCTTAGCATTAAGACCCGTAGCCTTGATGATCTTGTCGTTCTCCTTGAACATATCCATGATGACTTTGGAAACCGCAGTTGCCGACATCTCCACCGCCTGTCCCTGGCTATCCAGCACCGCAGCGAAGCCCATTATTTCCGGGATGGTCATCTTCGCCTGGGCACCCACGCCAGCCATGCGCTGTGTAAAGTTTGCGAGATAAGGAGCCGAAGCCGTGCAGTTCTGCGACAACTCATTAATAACGGAACCCACGGCAAGCAGAGCCTTCTCCGTGCCGAGGCGTTCCTCGTCACCGAAGATGTTTGTCAATTTTGAAAGAGTCAGCGTAGCCCCATCACCGAGGTCGTCCAAAGCCACATTGATTTGGTCGGCAGCTTTCACAAATCCCAAGACATCCTCCTGCGATGTTTTTCCCAATCTTCCAGCTTCCTGCGCCAACTTATTCAACTCCTCACGCCCCGTTCTGGTGTCTATCTTCTGGAACTCCTCGTTCAAATCCTCTACCTCCGAAGCGTTCATTCCGGTAAACTTGCGGACATTCGCCATCTCCTGGTCCATATCCGCGAAGGCACTCACCGCAGACCGACCGGCGAGGATGATGCCGGTTATAGCAGCCGCGATGCCTGCCAGCGCCGTCTGCCAGTCGTTGAGTTTTCGGTTCATGCGTTCCCACAAACTTTCATTCTCTCGCAGCTGCGAGTTGATGCTTGCAATCTCCGCCTTTACACGCTTGATAGCCTGGCACTGCTTGTTCCACTCCTCTGAACCACGCTCCAAGCCATTGAGGTTTCGTTTCAGCTGTACAAGCACCCTGTTCAATTCCTTCGGTGATGCTTCATCAAGCCGTTGCAGAGCGTGCTCCACGCCCTGCGCCGCTCTCTCAATCTGTGATATTTGTCTGTTGGTTTCCTTCAGCTCACGCTTCAGCTTCGTAAGCTGCTGCTTGTTTCCTGCTTTTGCAGCTTTCTCTATTGCATTTTCGAGGTTGGAAGCCTGCGCCTTGAGCTTTACAAGCATATCTTCAGCCTGTTTTCCGTTCACTGTCAGCGTTACGGTTGCGTTGGTATTAATTGATGACATACGTCTTTCATTTTTGAGGGTTAATTTAAGTGCAAAAATAAGCACCTTAAAATGGCTCTCAAAAGACGGATAATAAAGGATTTACGAGCGTTTCAGGCACCTGAAAGCCGAAGAAATCCTACCATTTTTAACGGCTTGTAAAATCAAACGTTTGATTTTCAAGTCGTTGCAGGGTTGTTAAGGGATGTGCCCTTAACCCCTCTTGATAAAGAGCCCCCGACCGCCCTGCATCGCCTGTCTGACACCTTGCCACTATCAATGCGAAATATGTAAACAAATATTAAAAACAAGTTGCTTTTATTCGTAAAAAGTGCCAAGTTTCGCAAAAAGCTGAATTTGCAGAAAAACACGCAAGCGAAAAAAAGAGCGAAGGTCTCGGCATCATCACAAACCGCCACGCCACGCCATTTAAGGCACGCAAGCGGAAAAAAAAGCGAAGGTCTCGGACATCACCACATTTTTAAGGCACGAAAGCGGACGACACAGGCAAAAAGCGCACCGCACAGGCACGAAAGCGGACACTACAGGCAGAAAACAGGCGCAAAAAGCTCGCCACAGCACGCCCGAGCATCGGGCGGTAATGGGGCTGTGGTGAGGGACAAAAGGCAATTCGTCTGTCGGTCTTCAGCCGACATTGGACGAATTACCTTTTATCCCACACCTCTGCCGTACCTATTGAATAAGCGAGAGTGCCGCCTTACCTATAGCAATCTCGATTGCCATTGGTAAGACGGCTGTCTCGCATTGAAGAATATAGAAAGCGGAGCTTTACAAGGCATGAAGGCGCAGCCTTATAGGGACGGAAGGCTCTGCCTTACCAAAAGCGAATGGATGTGGAGAGGAGTGTAATGAAGTGGAAGTGCAGTGTGCAGGCTTGGCGGATGGAGTCAAGCCTACCACGGAACGGACACGCAATGGTACGGAACGCACATCCTTTCGCCAATAGATGAGACGAAAGGGGGCGGATACGGAACGGACGGTTACGGGAGTGTAGATAGCCGCTGCCTTTCGGCTGAAGGATTGAGCAGAGCGAAATGAAAACAACCGAGCGCAGCTTCACGGACTTATGCGGAGAGCAACATAGCGTGTGTCCGTACCTTCTGAAAGTCAAAGGGTGCAGAGCACTGTTTGACTTACTAAAAAGTATGAAAATATGGAAAAATGATACGGTCAGAATATCCCACGCCGTATCGAGCAGAGCAAACTGGAACGAGGATATTTCGTCTACCCAGAACACATAACTCGTTGCAAATATAATTAGAATAATTGTATTTGCAAAACTATGTATAGAAATTCTTTAAGAAAAAAATAAGTTCGCTGAAAGCGAGGCAGACTACGATGATGACGAAGAGGTCAGACAAGCTCGCCCAGAGGCGTTGCTTGGCTGGGTGATGCGGCATCATCCGCGGAGGCGCAGGCGTGTTCATTGTTCGGTGGCGAGGACCGGCGCAGCCGTGAAATTGTGTGGCGTGGAATGTAGTGGAGGGAATTTGGGCAGCTGTGGAGAAATGTGTGTGTTGCTTACCCCATGCCGTGACTCGCGTGCTCGCACTTTTCTCGAATGTATGGAGGACTTGTCGACAAAGGAGACGTGTCCTCCTCACATCCGAGAAAAAGAGTTGCGGCGTGGATAAGGGAAGTGGCATACTCTTTTCGGAACTGCAGACCAAATTGGCGTAACGGAATGAAACACCACACAATTTCACTCAGCCATGCAATGGCTGGTCCTCGCCATCGAACAATGAACCGCCGGAGCCGGAGCCACGTATTGGGGAGCTTGCGACCGAATAGGGTTTGGGTGAAGGAGTGAGCGACTGAACATATAAGAGTATGATGGAGCCGGTGACTGAACTTGTAGCTACGACTGAGGGCGTCTGCGACCGAAGTGGATACGTTTGCCGGAGCCGTGGCGACGGATGTAGGTTATGATGGCGACCGCCACTACGAGGATAAGGAGGGCAATGCAGAGCTTTGCCGTGAATGGAACGGAGGTCTTAGACTTCTCACTGCTATTGGACTTGTCAAAAGAAGACTGCTTCGCCTGGGCGAAGGTGTCTTCTTGTTCTTGGGCTGCTACGGACTTCTCCTTTTCCTTATGGGAAAGGTGTAGTCCGTAGATTTTGAGCGTCTGCGGTTGACCGCGGACGGAGGGAGAAAACGCTCCTTGAGCTGATGGAGACGGTTTGCCGTGTGTGGGGTGTGATGCTGAGTACGGCTCGCCACGGACAAAGTCCGTAGCGTTGCCGTGCGAAGTGGAAGGCTTTGCCTTAAAGGAGGCGCTTGGATCGCCCGATGGATAGCTGAAGGAGGAGTACAGAGGGGTTGCGGACGTGTCCGCAACCCCGAATACGACGACGCAGCTATCAAAAGAAAGGGCGGTAAGGCGCTGTAGAGAACTGAATGAAAGATTCTGAGCGGATCGCCATTGAGCTTGCGAAACGGCGTTTCGCTCACTTTCATTGGATGATGATGCTGTCTTTGTGCTCTTGCATGACAATACAAATGCACAAAGAATTAGAATAAGGATTTGTTTCATATCGTTTGTTTTAGATGTTGGCATACTCTGCCGTGGCATCGAATGATGGGCACGCCTTGGCAGCGAAGTCTCGGTGTCCTCGTATTTTGGCATTGGGGAACTGCACTCTGAGTTTACGAAGAAGTGCCACCAATGCGGATTTCTGCTCTTCTGTTCGAGTGTCCTTCGGGTGTTTGCCGTCGGCGGTCAACCCACCGATATAGCAGATTCCTATGGAATTGGCGTTGTGTCCTTGGCAGTGCGCTCCCACTTGTGCGAGCGGTCTGCCAAGATGCACAGAGCCATCGCGGTAGATGACGAAGTGATATCCGATTGAGGCAAATCCTCGCTGCCGGTGCCAGCGGTCGATGTCTGCCGTGGTGAAGTCCTTGCCTTCAGGCGTGGCAGAGCAATGGACGATGATAAGATTTATACTGCGCATAATTTTGAGTTTTGAATTTTGAATTGTTCAATGTTGAATTATAAGCCGAACTAAGCCTTTTTAAGCCTCTCTACGCCGTGGAAAATCGGGTGCAGATGGGCGGCATCTAAAAATGACTATTTCATTTTGTAATTTGCCCAACTTGTACTATCTTTGAATAAGATAGGCGGCATCTCAACAATAAAAATATGCAAGCATATTTTGTGTTGTCTTCGATTTGCACTATCTTTGCATATGGCTATTAACTTTAAACTACGAGCGTATGATGGAATTGTTAATAATACTTTGGATAGTGGGCATGCTTTTTGGCATGTCACAAGGCAGAGGAAAGTAAACTACAGAGCTATAATACTAGTGAAGAACTAGATTCTTATTGTGCTTACACATTTCATTTAAGCGTAGTATGCGCAGCTTAGTAGCTGCGCATAGTCAGTCCTTTGGCTTTTTCGGATTCTCCTCTTTGAGTTTGTTGTCGAGGTAGGATCGGAGTTCAGTGTACTTTGTCTGTATGTAGATAGTGACACCGAAGATTGAGCCTGCGTAGATTAGACATTCTGCGAAGATTCCTAACACGGATTCGTGTATTTGTCCGGTGGGCGGTACGATGAAACCTGCGACAGCGAGTGCGAACCCACCGATGAGCATTGCTACGGCGGATAGGATTTGGATTGATTCTTTTGTGTTCTTTTCCATAATGAGTTTGGTGTTTAGATGGTGAGATGGTGTGATGTTGGATTGTTTTGTCTTTTATAGGTGTTATGTGGTTTGTTATCTTTGTATCGAGTCTGTGGCCGTAGTGCCATTGTTCTCGATGTTGTGGCCGTAGTGCCATTATTCCTAATACTGTGGCGGTCCTTCGGGACTGCCATTGTTCTTTATATGGGGTCTTGTTTTTTTCGCTTCTGCTCATATAGGTATTGGTTTTAGTTTATTGTTTTCACCGTCCTACTTTGTTTTGTTATCCTCCGTTATCTTGATAGCTGGATTGTGGTGTCAAGTGTGCCCCCATTGTACTGATTTGCGATGGCGCGTACCTTGAATATGGCGAGGTTCGTGCGGAGGTCGCTGAAGGTGAAGGCTTCTGACTTTGAGATTGGCTTGTAGAAGGCGATTGCAAACTTGAAGTAGTGCGTGCGCTGCAAGATGTCGTAGACTTTCTGTCCGTATGGGAGTTTGACGGCAGAGATGAGGTTTGTGGCAGGGTCGATCTCTTTCTTGATGTATGTGAAGAGTTGCTGTGGCGTTGGCTGATACGTTGGCTTCAGGGGGTCAGCGTTCTTGGAATCGTCGCGGAAGAGGATCTGTCCGTTGGGTGCTACTGTGAGCTTTTCTGAGCTGAAGAAGCGGTGCCACCCTCTGCGCTTCGCCATTGGCGTGCGTTTCTTCTTGTCGGTCTTTCTGCCGTGTCTGCTGGTGCGGATTGAGTAGCGGAAGAGGATTGGTTTGAGTCCTGATTTGATGAGTTGCTGGGCGCCCGGGATGTAAAGTCCGTCCTTTCGGATCTGACATTCGATGTGAATAGTCTCTGTCTGCTTCATGGACGAAAGCGTGTTATAGTTGGCTTGCAGATTGCGTATAACTCTCTGTATCGCAGGTATTTTCTGCGCTGCGTTTTTGCATTGGTTGAGGTCTTGAACGTGTTGTGACTGCATGACTCCGGCGCGGTCAGTGGTGGCTGCACGGAGTACGAGAGCATCGCGGAGGGAAGTTATTTCGCCAGTTTTCAGGCTGCAGTCGTAGAGTGTGAGGTGCATCTGGTTCGGGTCGTCAGTGCCAGCGCTGATGCCTGTCAGAATTCTGTTGAGACTGGTGAGGTTAGCGTAGAAATTTGATACCGGGGTCAGCTCCGTCTGCTGCGCCGTGGTGCCGATGACGTTGGCGATTTGCTGCAGAAGATTGCCGAGGACTTGTACGGTGACTGCTTCTTCGCGTGTTTCGGACTTGAAGCTTTTGATTAGCTCTGTGATTCGGGTGATGTCTGTGGGCATAGTGTGAATTTTGAGTGTTGAATTTTGATTGGATGAGGACTTTGTTTGGTGGCTAGTGATTGTAGCGAACATACTTGTCGTCGAGTGAACGTGCGACGATGCCGACAAATTCGTGTGCGATGTTGTCGGCGAGGAAGTCGCGGAGATTCATGACGGAGGCGTAATACTTCCGTGAGAACCAAGGTTTCTTCTGACGCTTGCGCTCACGTCCGATGTCGCCTGAGTTGCCTCTTGGGATTTCCTTTCCTGTGCCAAAGTTTTGCCAAAGTCCGTATTCGAGAAAGGACTGCGAGAGTCCGATTTCGATGAAACGTCCGTCGGCTCTGACAGGGAGGGCTTTGAGTGAGCGTAGGAGTCGTCCTGTGTCGATGACGTTGAGGAGCGTGATCTGCTCGCACCAAATCGTGATCATGGTGCGGTTGAAGGCGAACACGAACTTTTCGCGCTCCTCACGCTGTTTGTCATTGCCATTCAGTTGGGTCATAGCGAAGGTCGGTATAAGTGTCTACTGCGATTTGGAAGAACGCACAGGCGCAGCCTGAGAAGAAGTATTGGTCGATTTCCTGAAAGGAGATGCGAGGGTCGAGGAAGATGTTGTTCTGCTCCTGCTTCGTCTTTTCGAGGATTAGCTTGCTCATGAACTGGCGGAACAGCTCGCGCATTATGTTCATACACATCTGGCGTGCTTCCATATCGAGAATGGCGTGTCGCATTGCGAGGAAGACCGTCTTCACGCGGCGCGTGTGCGGACTGTTGTTCACCTCGATGTAGCCCTGGCTGATGTCGCTGACGGCGACAATGGCGGTGGCGGACTGCAGCTGCTGCAGGACTTCCTCGAAGCCGTCGAGTCCGGAGACCCGGGCAAAGACGAAGTCGTGAGCCTTTGCGAACTTGTTCTTTTCGGTGAGGGATGCGAAGAAAGCTGTGGCATCCCAATTGATGTTGCTCATGTGTTAAGTGTTAGTGATTAGTGATTAAGTGTGGCGTCTTGCAATAAGCCTTGCTAAGCCTTACAGAGCCTTTTTAAGCCGTGGGTGCTACTTTGTTTGCCGCTTGATGTCCTCGGCTTCCTTTGCCTTCGCATCAAGCTCCGTGAGTGCTCGCCATGTGTCCATCGTGAGGACTGCATCTTCTTTGGTGATGTCGCCACCAGTGAGGGCACGGATCTGCGCGTTCATGCTTTGGCGGAGCATCTCGCCGATGGGCGGTGCGTAGCCAAGTAGGTTCTGCTCGTCGGCTGACATCGGCTGCAGGAAGTGCGGAAACAATCGGGCGAAGTATTGCTTCAGCGATGCGAACCAGTAGAAGGCACTGTATAGAATCGGGCGTGTCAGGCAGCGTGGCTTGATGCCCGGATATAGAAGCAGCGTGAGGTCCTTCAGCCGCTCCTCGTCCTTTGTTTGTAGGAAGCCCTGGTAGTAGTTGTCGCAGGATATGAACGTGGCGAATGGGATACGTTGGAAGTCGGCATCGAGCGGACGCGCCTTGCCTATCTTGGTGATGAGAGTCGGGAATGTCGGGAATGTCCTTAGATAGTCAAGGGCTGCTGTGGCAGACTGGATCTGCTGAAGGGTAAGCGTGGCTTCCTGCTTCGGTCGGTGGCGCTGCTTGACGAAGAAGGAGCCGTTGGCGGTGCGGCACAGAAGTCGGAGGTCAGCCCATTTGAATAGGCAGACGGTAAGGACTTCTTCAATCTGCAGGTCGTGTGACATCAACGTGAAGAAGCATAACAGTTGCGAGTCGTCGAGGTCAGCCCAAGACGGCGGCAGCGTGATGTTGAAGGAGTTTTCAGAAGAAAAAGCCTCCGGATTGTTTTTTGTTTTTGTATCCATGGTCTTCAAAGAGTTTGGATGTTTCAGAGTCTTTCCACTCGGTGAACACGTTTGCCGGAGCGGTGCGAATGAAGTTGACTGCGTCGATGATGCTCGGGATTGGGAACTCGCCCGTGCGGAGTATCGAGAACTCAATGGCTGCGATGCGTTGGTACAAGCGCTGATACCTTGCAGGGTCGGCGGTGGTGCCCCATTGCTTCAGGAGGTTGCATTGGCGCAGGGAGTCCATGAGTTGGCGACTGAAGAACTCTGCCTCGAGTCGGCGCTCGATAACGAGGAGTTGGGCGTGAATCTCCATGAAGTGCTGCCAGATGTGTTCGGTGTAGCCGAGGTGCTGAACGGTGTCAAGGTCGGCGAACATTGTGTCTGCGAAGTATCGGAACTGCTCCGAGTCGGTCCACTGGTGGGCAGCAGGGAGCATGGAGAGGATGATCGTGAGGGCATCGTCGCGGAGCTTTTCAAGCCCTGCAAGAAGTCGGTCAACACGCTCTTTGGATGCCGGGACTATGTTCTGATTGTTGACGATTCCGAAGCCGTTCGGGGTGAGGATAAGGTCGAGTTGTGGCACGGCGTGAAGCATGGCATCGGCTGCGACAGCCATGCGGCAATGGTGCAGGAGTGGCGAAGAGTCGTCTTCTGTGATTATCTTTTCCAGTACCTTTGATGAAAGGAAAGTCTGGGTCAGCCACGTCTCTGACTGCTGCAGATGATATGCGATTTTGTCGAAGAGAGAGAGTTCCCCGGCAACCGCTTTGAGGGTGTTAGGAACGTATTTTTGCAATATTTCATTGCTGCTTATCAGTGTCTTCATTATTGCCTTGTTTATTGAGTGAAACCTGCTTTGCGTCCTTGTTCTCATCGAGCGTAGTTAGCTGAATGAAAGGACAGTCGGGAGTTACGTTCTGCCATTTGTTGAAGTGCATTATCAGTCGGTGAACGCCGAAGAGAAGGTCGTGATAAGGCTTCTGCAGAGCCTGTGCGATGGTGTAAAGCTCGCGCTTGTCTGAGCCGGAGTTATTGGTCTGCGACTTGCCCGGCACCGAGCCGACGAGGTTGGAGTGGACTCGCATCGTGAAGCACATCATATTTACCGCCTCGATGATGTCTGTCGCCCAGTCGCCACCCTCCTTATCCGTCTCGATCTTGTTGATGACCACATCGTGCTGCTCCTCGCCGTTCGGTGAAACGTAGAACGTGGAGAAGAGCACCTTGCCGCTGTTCTCCATGCCGGTGAGGAAGTTGATGATATTGTCCTTCTCCTGACAGATACGCTCCTGCTGCTTGACACGATCTGTAATGCCCTCGACTTTGAAGATGTTGTTCCAAAACGAGTTGGCAATCTCGATGTGGTATTTTATGGGAGCCGAGTTTCGGAGCTTCGCTTCCTTAGCGATGCCTATGAGTTGCTTGATGTTGAACCACTTTCCTTTGAATAAAGCTGCGTAGTACGGTATTGGATAATACGTATTGTCGGGCGTAGGAATACGGCTGATGACAGCGAACTTCTTGATTTTCTTTCCTCTGTTCTGAAGGTCGGTGAATGGCGACTGTGGATTGAGAAGTTCGATGCGCTCGATGTCCTCCGGACTGACCGTATTACGCCAGTTGGCATAGAGGATGTAAGGTATCACACCCGACTTGTCGGCAGGAGCAAAGCGTACATAGCACGCCTGTTTGCGGACGATGCGGACAATGCGACTGGCATCCTCATTGAGGATGATCACGCTGACGCAAAAGCCGAAGTGCTTGAAGTCCTGGCACACGCCGAGGAAGTAACTTGCGAGGTCGTTGTCCAGCATAAAGTCATCCACTTGCGCTTGCACTTGTGCGGTAGCAAACTCCGTGTCATAGACAAGTCCGCTGCCATAGCAGACTTCGGCATTGAACATCTGGCAAGTGCTCATCGTCTCGTCAGACTCGATGAGGTCAATGATGTTGTATGGCATCTGATTGTCGCCTCCCCACGGGATGTACTTCATCTTGTCGTTGATGATGATTGGTGCGATGTTGTGCTCCTCCTTGAAGACTGCAGATGTCTTGGAGGTGAAGGCTGCGGAGGCATGGGTGCCAGGGATGGTATGGACGGATGTAAATGTTAGTGTATCGGGCATAATGTGCTGTTTTTGAGGCAAAGATATATTGTAGTTCAATCCTCGGAAAAGACATAAAACTATTGAATAGTTTTCAACTTGTTGAGAACACAGCATAAAAATAAGGCTGTTTTTGCAAGTTTGTTGATAATAATTAGTAATTTTGCGGTATAAATTAAATATTATGACACATAAAGAGTTGAATCGCCTAAAACTATTGCTTGTTGAGAAAAAGAAAACAGGCTTATGGCTGGCTGAGCAACTTGGAAAAGATAAAACAACCATCTCAAAATGGTGCACAAATTCAAGCCAGCCAGACGTTGAGTGTTTGATAAAAATATCGAAGTTGCTCAATGTCGAACTTTCGGATATATTAATAGTTGATAATGAAGAAATATAATGGAACAAAATATAATCCAAACTGACATCCATCGAGCTGTAGAAGCTATAAAAGTAGCTATTCTACAAACGAGGCGTAAGGTGATGATTCAAGCCAACAAGGATTCTTTGGCCTTGAATTATTCCATCGGTGGATATATATCATGTCGTAAACAAACCTCACATTGGGGTGATAAAGTTCTTGATGCAATTTCTTCACAGCTACAACAGGAACTGCCGGGACTTAGGGGCTTTACAAAAAGCAATCTAAAGAAAATGTGTGTGTTTTATGAAGGATGGAAAGAGTTTTTTGGACTAATATTCTTTAAAGGGAATAATAGTGTAACATCAAATAAAATCTCACCTGTTTCGACAGACAATGATGAAATAACAATTGGTCAGTTAATAACTGACCAATTTGATAAAGCAACACTGGAAGCATTCCTTACAGTGCAGTTTACCCATCATTATGAGATACTTAGACGATCAGAGTCAATTAATGAACGTCTTTTTTATATAAGGCGTGTTGCGAGTGAGTTTTGGAGCGTTGATAAACTTAAATATAATATACGTGAGCAACTCTATCTGAAGGAAGGCACAATGCCGAACAATTTTGCTGTAACATTATCAGATGATGAACAGAAACAAAAGGCAATGAGGGCGTTTCGCAAGAACTACAAACTTGATTTTATAGAGATTGATGATGTAGATGAATGGGATGAGCACAAAGTGGAAACCAAGATCGTTGAAAATATAAAGCGGTTCATCATGGCTCTTGGTGCCGACTTTTCTTATATGGGTAACCAATACAGATTAATTGTTGACGACAAGGAATATTTTATAGATCTCCTCTTCTTCAACCGTAGATTAAGATGTTTGGTGGCGATAGAGTTGAAGTGGACAGAGTTTCTGCCTGAATTTGTTGGGAAGATGAACTTCTACCTCTCTGCCCTTGATGACCTTGTGCGCTTACCCAATGAAAATCCGTCCATCGGAATCATTCTTTGTCGAGGACAAAAGCAACGGACGGTGGAGTATGCTCTGCGAGACACAAGAAAGCCAATGGGCGTTGCAACATATCGGGCAGCAAATGAGCTGCCGGAAGAGTATGGAGAAGTCCTTGGAGGATTGGAAGGACTGAAAGAGTTAATGTAGAAATAAAATTTTTATGGCCAAAAAGATATATAAGTTTATAGATTTATTTTGCGGTATCGGAGGTTTCCGTATCGGACTTGAACGTAATGGAGGAAAATGTGTGTTTTCTTCAGACATAGATGTGTTTGCACAACAGACATATCGTGACAACTTTGGAGAAACACCAATAGGAGATATCACAAAAGTTGAAGCTAAAGACATACCTTCTTTTGATATCCTTGCTGCAGGATTCCCTTGTCAGCCTTTCAGCTACGCTGGTTTAGGAAAAGGTTTTGAGGATCAAACAAGAGGTACCCTTTTCTTTGATGTATGTCGAATACTGGCTTACCATAAGCCTAAAATGTTTTTTTTAGAAAACGTTAAAGGATTGGTTTCTCACAATAAGGGAAATACATTAAAAGTAATATTAGAAAACTTGAAAAATCTTGGTTACGATGTACACTGGAAGGTTTTAAGTTCTTTGGATTTTGGTGTTCCCCAAAAAAGAGAAAGATGGTATTGCGTGGGATTCGATAAAAAGGTAGATTTTGAATTTCCAAAACCATTGGGAACAACTCCTTTACTTAGAGATATCGTAGATATCAATGATAATACACCATCACTTAAACTCACAAAATTTGAGATGGATCGTATCAAGTATCATTTTGCTCACTGCAAAGAGCAAGAAAGAGTACAGCACGACAACTCTAAGTACGCCCCAAATACTAAAAAAGGGAAATATGGCATATTCTCTTATCAAAAGGCGGATGGCTCGATTCGCTTTCATGTAGGAGACGTGGCTAAAACGCAAATCCAAGAGGCGTTCTATGCTTGCTTAGATACCTACGCTCCAACAATTATAGCAGGCAGGACACCTAAGATGTGGGATCTTGGGCGTAAATTGTCAGTTCTCGAAGCAAAACGCCTTCAAGGCTTTCCTGACGATTATAAATTTACAGTTTCAGACAACCAGGCTTATAAACAACTTGGCAATTCGGTAAGTGTTCCTGTAATCCAAGCCATTGCAAAGAACATGATAGAAGCATATAATAAGAAATAATATTATGTTTTATATAGCAGAAAATAGAGCTATTGAGGCGTTTCAAGCAATTCGAGGCAATCTGGAGAATAAATTCTTCGGATTGCTTGGTATTCTGAAATGTATTGACACACTTGTTGTTGATACTAACAGAACTTACAAGATTATAGATGGTGAGTTATCTCGTTTTCTTGACAATGTCTTCTATATGGATGAATACACTGGTAACTATGGAAGTTCAGAAATGTATGTAAAATTTTCCAAGATGTGGATAGATTATGTACATGAAAAATTCTTGGGAAAACACAGTGTCAATTTATATGATGTAATAGCATTTATATATAAGAGCAAGTGCTATAATCAACCTCCTACGTTAAACCAACTAAAATTAGAGTTTTGTCGGGAATTTCATATAACAGTAGATGTTCTAAACTTATGGTTTGATTGTTCGCCTAAAGAAATACAATATGATGAAAGAACATATCTGTTTGACGGCATTAAAAAAACTTTGTCTTTGAGTGGGGCTTCCATGTCAATGGACAAACCTTTTTTTGTTGCAGCAAGAGCTGGTGAATTATCTCGTGCCCCATTCCTTCAAACGTTATATGCAGGAAGAGACAGTATCAAATGCTTGCTAATGCTTAAGGAAAACATAGATGATTATTACCCGCAAAATAATTTGAAGACTTCAAAGAAATTAGAAATGACAAATATAAAAAATCTTCAACAAATATTTTTCGGAGCACCTGGCACCGGAAAGTCTTATGAAATTAATGAGTTGACAAATGGCGGTTCTGTCATTCGTACAACTTTTCATCCCGATAGCGACTACTCCACATTCGTCGGAGCATACAAGCCAGTGATGGAAGAGACACCAGTGTATGGTGCGCAAGGTGTGGAAGTGGCAAAGGAGAAGCGTATTACTTATAGCTACGTCAAGCAAGCATTCCTAAAAGCCTACCTTGGAGCATGGCAGAAGTATGCCAAGGGCGGCGAGACGGTAGAACCGCAGTTCTTGGTGATTGAGGAAATCAACCGAGGTAACTGCGCCCAGATATTCGGTGATTTGTTTCAGTTGCTCGACAGAAGCGACAATGGATTCTCCACCTACCCGATAGAAGCCGACTCCGACTTGCAGAACGAGATAAAGAAAGCGTTTGCCGAGGGCGGAGAGTATGCCATCGAAAACGGGCTGGACGTGGACGATTCCATGGACGGCTACACAAGCAACTATGGCGAGACGTTGTCCGACGACATTAAGAACGGACGAGTGCTGCTATTGCCCAATAATTTTTATATATGGGCAACCATGAACACAAGCGACCAAAGCCTGTTCCCCATAGACTCCGCCTTCAAGCGCCGTTGGGACTGGCGATACGTGAAGATAACCGATGCTGGCAAGGCTTGGAAGATAAAGTGCGGCACGGAATACTGCGACTGGTGGACGTTTGTTGAGGAAATCAACAAGAAGATAGCAAAGGAAACAAGCAGCGACGACAAGAAGCTGGGGTATTTCTTTTGCAAGGCAAAGGACGGTGTGATTACGGTAGACAAGTTTGTCAGCAAAGTATTATTCTATCTGTGGAACGATGTGTTCAAGGACGGTGACATCTCACTCTTCAAGGTCAGTGACGAGCCAGAAGCTGAAATATGCTTCGATGCGTTCTATGACAGCGACAACAAGGTGAATATCGAGGCGATAAGAACGTTCCTTGTCAGCGTGGTAGGCGAAGAAAATATCAAAACTAATGATGATGCTCCCATAGCAGTAGATGAGGATGAGAATGGCAACGCAATAGATTACACGAAATATTCGTTTGACGGAAAATCGCGACTATCCAAGAAAGACCTTGGGTATAATATCGTCATGAAATATATCAACGAACATTCGGACAAGACATTTGCAGAGCTGCAAAGCGATTTGGCATTTGATGATACTGTTGACAACAAATATAGATACAAAGGAGTATTGGCACGCGCTGAAGAAATAACAGGCGGTTACACCTCATGTTTCGGTGCAGAACAAAAATCATCAGATGGAGTCAAGTACAAAGTTTTGACATGGTGGAACAAGTACAACATAGATTTCATTATCAAATTTGCAAAAGCCCAAGGCTGGGCAGTGAATACAGTAACAGAATAAGCGTATGCGCATATTAATCGAGGAATACCAATATGACTATGAGGACGTTTGCGACGTGCTCAAAGGGTTTGGTGTGCTTCAGGACGTAGAGGGGAAAGTAAGCCTAAGTTATGTAGGCTACTTTTTCAATCCCGATCCTGATGTGAACGATTGTGTGTTTATTCTGCCAAAAGTATTATTGGAGGGAGATTTTGGCAAAGAAAAGGTGTTCGGGCATATTGCACCGAGAGACCTTATCCACGCCGATGAATGTAAGGAGCTGACAAGCGAGGAACATACGTTTATCTATAATCTGAGCGTATGGATATACCGTGCCATCTGTGTGTTCAAAGACCATGAGTTTGACCGAATGGACGGGCCGAAGAACCAGCCAAGCATAGTGCTCTACCGCCGAGCACCCATGTTGGGAAACACAAAGAAGCGCAGAGCTAGCACATTCCTTGATGTACTTCTCGCATTGCAGCAATGGAACAAGGACAACGAGAGCTTCGTGATGTTCATCGTCAAGAACCTCCATTCCGGACTCAACAAAATAAACTGGACCCGCACCATTTCCAAGAGCCAAGCTGTAATACAAGAAAGCATCAGCCACTCAGGAAGACAGGAGGTAAGCTATATAAACCCGGTAAACAAGAGACGACAAATAAATTTCGACGAAGAGCTGCTTGTAATCTATTACAGCATCTTGCAACACATGCAAGACGAATATGGTTTTCCTGTGTGCATAAACGTGAATTTCCCCTTGATAAAGGGAGTTAAGTTCAAACGGTACATGAACGGATACGGGAAGCGCAGACTAAAGCAGATAAAGTACAAATACTATTCCGACAAGGCGTTGGAATTATGGGATTTATGCTATGCTTTCTTCGACCGCCCAGAGAACGTCACACTCAATGTAGACCAGCGAGAATACCTGTTGGTCAAGAGTTTCCATGTCGTTTTTGAAGCGATTATCGACGAGCTGATAGCCGGAGACCAAAGAAAGCAGTTGCCAAAGGAACTGAAAGACCAACCCGACGGAAAGCGAGTTGACCACATGTACCAATACAAGGAGTTGACCAACAACGACAATGACGACAATATCTATTACATTGGCGACTCCAAGTATTACAAGCGAGGCAATGCACTCGGCGCGGAAAGCATCTACAAGCAGTTTACCTATGCCAGGAATGTAATACAATGGAATCTTGATCTGTTCAATGACGGCAAGAAAGAAGACCAGGCAGGACACATCAAGCTCCGTGACGATGCCACTGAAGGATATAACATCATACCCAACTTCTTCATTTCCGCCAACCAAAACGAGCTTCGTGCTGCTGATGACATACACCTTATCGACAGCGAGAAGCCTGAAGGTCAACGCCGACAAGAATATTATCTTAGCCGACAATACGACAACAGACTGTTTGACAGAGACACGTTTCTGTTAGCCCACTACGATGTAAACTTCCTGTTTGTTGTATCGCTGTACGGTAGAAACAATTCGTCTAGCAAAGCCGCTTGGCGTAACCGTGTGCGCCAGATGTTCCGCAAGGAGATACAGAAGATGCTCGAGAAAAACTTTGATTTCTATGCCATGACAGCCCATGCGAATGTTCATGCGGAAGAATACATCAAAGAGAATTTTCAATCGGTGCTTGGCAAGGTATTCCATCCGTTTGAGAACCGTGAAGGCAGTGACCAACAGTATTTCTCGCTTGCACTCCGCAAGCCGGAAAAGGAATATGAGTACTACAAGAACGTGAAGCATGACGCAGTGCATGCCGAGGAGGCAAGAAAGAAGATTGCGGACGAGAACGAACAAGTGATGTTTGAGTTGAAGCAAGCCTTTTATGTAGCTCCATGCAGCCTTGGCAAGGATCCGCGTACACTGACAGAGGACGTGATGCCCATCGTGGAGCCACGTCCGCATAACGAGATACCCAAGCAATTTCTCACGATGCACTATTTGGAGAATTATGCCGAAACGACAATACTTGTCGGTATAGTGAACGGACTTGACCACTTGCACTGGATATTTAGCCGTAAGGGCGGCAAGCGTGATGATGCATATAATGTGCGCCTTGGCAAGGATGTGCATGGTGGTGTGGTGAAGAGTCGCGATTATGTGAAGCACGCCAAGTTTGTAGTTCTGTATATGGACGGTGAAAATAAGGTGTACAAGGCTTTTCGTGTGAAGAACACTGGTGAACTGTCGCGTGACCAGATGTTGAAGCAAGGATACACCAACCCACGGCACGACAGGTATTTCTGCTATTTCTTTGACGAAGAGATAACACTTGGAGAGTTCGACATAAACGGGATTATTCAGGCAGAGAAATCGAAGTCTGCCGGGTATGACAAGGGTATGCCGATATTTTTGAAAGGAAGTGAAATGATAAAATATAGAAAGTAAAGACATGGCAAAGAAATTTGAAATAAGAAATAGTACGGCAGAGTTTCTGACCTTTGTTGCAGAAGGTAAGGAACAGGGAATACAGGTATTGTATAAAGACGAAACGGTATGGGCTACGCAGAAGGCAATGGCTGTGCTCTTTGATGTTGATAGAAGTGTGATAACCAAGCACCTGAAAAACATCTTTGAAACAAAAGAACTGCAACAAGATTCAGTATGTGCAAAAATTGCACATACTGCCGAGGACGGTAAAAAATACAATACGCAGTTTTATAATCTCGATGCTATCATTTCTGTTGGCTATCGCGTTAATTCTATACGTGCCACACAATTTCGTCAATGGTGTACATACGTCATCCGCCAATTTTCATTGCGTGGATATATCATAGACAAGAAACGTATGGAGAACGGCTCATTCATTGGAGAAGATTACTTTGAGCACTTGTTGGCAGAAATTCGTGAGATAAGATTGAGCGAGCGTCTCTTTTATCAGAAACTTACGGATATATATGCCACGGCCATTGATTACAACAAGGATGCCCCAACCACTCGACTTTTCTATAAGAAAGTTCAGAATAAGATGCATTATGCCGTTCATGGGCACACTGCTGCAGAACTTATTGTTGAGCGTGCGAACGCAGAAAAGGAGCACATGGGGTTGACGACATGGGAAAATGCTCCAGATGGAAAGATTGTTAAACCTGATGTGAGCATTGCCAAGAATTATCTGAAACAAGTTGAGCTGGAAGACATGGGCAGACTCGTCAACTCTGTTCTTGACATGGCAGAACGTATGGCTAAGCGACATATCCCTATGTCAATGGAAGATTGGGCAAAACGAATAGACATCATCCTTGAAGCTGGAGGTGATGCCGTTTTGCATGATGCCGGGAAGGTGACGGCTGAGTTTGCAAAGAGTTTTGCGGAGTCAGAGTTTGAAAAATATAGAGTTATACAAGACAAATTATTCAGCTCAGATTTTGATAAGTTCAATAATCTGCTGCCGTTTGATGATAGTGACAAAATATAGTATTACTATATAATTGCAGAATTATTTAAGATAAGCGATTAAATTTTTATGCGAAAATTTGGTATAATCAAGACAAATATGTATTTTTGCATAAAATTTTAATCGTTATGAAAATAGACAATAACTTTTCTCCCATATTACGACCTGCAATAAGAGAGTGTGATGAAAATATAGCATCGCACTCTTTGCAGGAGTTATATGAGATAAAGAAAAACAGGCTTGGGCTTTCTGATAGAGCAATACAAAAATTATTGGGTATTCAATTAAATAGCCTAAAACCTATTCTTGAGGGAACGGCGAAACAAATTAATTTGGTTAATTTCATAAAATTAGCGAATTTCATTGGCATTGAGTTTGAACAGTTGGCATCATCATACTTGCCAACAATGGACGCTGATGTTATTGGCGAAATTCAAGATGCGCGAGATGCTGGATATTTAGTAGAGATGTTTGATTTGCAGACATTAAAGAAATGTGGCTTTCTAACATCTGAAAATAGTACCAAAAATATAGTTTCTCGAATAAAGAAGTTCTTTAATCTAAAAAGCCTGTATGATTTTGCATCTGATGATTTAGGACGTGCATTTAGTAGGACAAAGAAGACCTCAAATGAGAAGATGAGGGAGTTTTGGATCCGCTCGGCTTACACTCAATTTATTTCAATAGACAACCCCAATAAATATAGTCGTTCAAAATTAATAGAAATAATACCTAAAATAAAACCGTATTCAAGAAATGAAGAATATGGATTAATAACAGTTGCAAAAGCATTATATTCTATTGGAGTTACGGTAATTTATCAACCTTGTTTAAGCAAAGAACAAGTTCGAGGGGCGACTTTGTGCATAAACGAAAAGCCATGTATCGTTATATCTGACTTATGGAAAAAATACCCAACTTTATGGTTTTCACTTATGCATGAATTGTATCATGTTCTCTATGATTTAGAGGATATTTCCAGAAAATGCTACCATATAAGCAGTGATTATGGCGACTTAATGTTGACGAACGAGGATAGAGCAGATTACTTTGCTCAGCAAATTTTGTTGAGTGATGACAAACTAAATTTTATAGAAGGATATATAAATTCACATATAAACGTGTTATCTTATGCGCAACAATGGGGTATCCATCCGTCTATTATTTATTCAACATATTGTTATAAGTATGATGCATGGGCTAAATTTAACAAATATATCCCCAATACAACAAAAGCACTAAGGACTATAAATATGAATCCTTTTGAGTCTTCAGAGTTGGTCCAAAACGCAAAACAAATAAAAAAACTTTTAATTGTAAATAATTATGAGTAAAGAAAAATTAGAACTTGAGGAACTTGCTTTAAAAAAGGAGCAAGCTAAAGAGAGAGAGATTGAATTGTTGTTGTTAAAAGCAAATGAAAGTAAAGAGGAATCACTTCTCTTCACGAGTGACGGCAATATAGAAATTCGTAATGAAATTGATACTATATTGGATAAACCAATAGATAATCCTAAAGAGAAATATGATCTTTATTACAATGTGGTACGTAAGCTTTTGAGAAAATACCTCCCTAAAGGTAAAAATAATGAGGTGGCCAGAAAGCCCATCTATGAAGAAATTAATACATATTTAACGCGTGGTCAAAGAAAGGATAAAAGAGGATATCGCCATGCTGATAGTCGTATGGCCTACAGTGTTGACTATAAAGAATTAGTTAATATTCTTAGCGAATGGGCTGCTAATAGCCGTAATGTTTATGGACTTTACGATAGACTTAGAGATTTGAACAAATCTAAGGGATATGGAGTTTCTGATATGGAAAAATAAATTTTACATATATACCTCAATCCCATTCACCTCAAATATACACACGTCTCGGAGCTGCCGGATCTCGTTAGAGTCCAGCAGCTTCATTCGTCTTGTGCCTTTGTAGAAGTCGTATCTGATGGAGATGCAGCGATGCCAGGATTGGATTTCACCGCTGCGAGTCCATAGACGGATGTCGATGGGTTCGGGACTGGATAGGATTTTGCGGAGTGTACTGATGTGTATTGATTGCATTTGCTTGGGGATTAGTCGAACGTGCGGTGGAATGGAGTGTCGAAGATGTTGAGCGGTAGTCTGGATGCAGCCGGGAAGCGTTGCTTGGCGTACTTCCACTTGAACTTTATAGAGTTCGTGGCGTTGTCAGCATCGGAGACCTCACTGGTGAGGTCAGTAATGATGATTGGCAGCTGCACTCCGGATTGCTCGTTGATGTATATCTCATTTGTAAGTAGCAGCTGTGAGATGTGGTTGGCTTGCTCGAAGGAGAGCATAGAAGACTCCACTTCGTGTTCGTATGCCGATTTGTCGTCATAGAACGTGGTGAGTCCGAGGCATGTAGCCGTGGAGCGGTCAAGTGCCAGCTTGCGCTTCGTAACGCAGTTGAGGTGGATGAACTCAATGCAGTTGAACTCGTTGCGGACAGTCAGCGTGAGATTTGGGCTGCGGTCCGTGATGTAGAAGGTCTTTGCAAGATCTCCTCGATGCACTGTGACTTGCAGGAGCTTTCCATTTATTTTCAGTCGCTGCAGGTATTGTTCCGGCATCACGTTGACGGCACACAAGCGCAGCGCTGTATAATTGATAGGGTTTTCTTCAAGCCGGACAACACGCGGCATCGGTTCACCGACAGCGTGAATGAGACATTCCGTGTAGCAGGTGAGAGTCTTGTTAGGTAGAGCTAAGAAGGAAATGCATTGCACCGCATTGCGTGGCAGCACGAACGATGAAAGTGTAGTGAGGAAGTGGTGCTGTATGTACACTGCACCACTCCAGTACGGTATGTTTAGCCTTGAATAGATGAAAGTTCGCTCCGGTGTCATCGCTTCCTCGGAAGCGGTGTTAGCCTTGACGACAAAGACGGCATGAGTGAGCACGCGAGTCTTCATGTACTCCTCGATAATGCTTCGCAGATCATAGAGCGATGCTATCTTGTTGTAAGGGAAGAGTTCAGTGTCAAATAATGTCGTGGTGCCAGCCATCACTGCGACCTTGACAGATGCAGCATTGGTGGATATGTCAATGCGGTCTGGGATGGACGACGTGAAGCAGAAGTCCTGAGGTGAATATCTGATTGTAAGCATACATTTGAAGATTTTTCTTCAAAGATAAAACCCTTTTATGGACACATAAAAGACCACTGCGTTTCCCCCACCCAGCTCGAAGGACAAAGGGGTTTCTTATGGAACGTAGGCAAGTTCGGACTTGCTACGATCTTGCCGCAGTGACATAAGAAAACCCGACTCCTTCGAGCCGGGTGGAAGTGGAAGGCTGCCTAAGCAGCCTTTTCAGCCTTTGGCTTGCGCCCTCTCTTTTTCTTAGGCTTTTCCTCTACTGGCGCTGTGATCGGCTCCTGCTCCTGCACCGTGGGAGCTGTGGCTCCCTTTGATAAGACAGGCTGCGCCTCGGCAGAACATTCAAGCGAGCTTGTGTTCTGCACTCGACTTGCACTGTCTTTGGCTTTTGCAATCTCTTGCGAGAGGCGTGCGAGGCAATTATCAGAGATGTTCAATCCCATTCTCTTCTTGAGGAGGAAAGCGAGGCGCATTGCCTTGTAGGCACTTGTGCAATACATCTTGTCTGAGCTGTCTGCGCTTGTGTAAACGACCCATACATTGCTTGTTGACTTGCCAGAATTGGCTTTAGCTGCTAAAATGACATTCTGAGTATTCATAACTATCTTATTTTAAGAGTAAAACAATCTGATTAGTGAATGAGATAGACTTCGATGTAGCTGATGTCTACAAAGCTGTCGGCTGCGAGTGCTTCCGCCTTGGCGCTTGCCTCTGAATGGCTCTCCGCCTCGATTTCATATTCGATATACTCGCCATCCTCTCCATTGATGACAACTTGATAGAGATTGCTCGACAATTCTACCTGTCTTGAACTTCTTTTGCTGAAGTGATATTCTGATTTAAACGTGGTGTGTACCATAATCTTTAAATTTTATTTGTTCGACTTAGAGTGAAGCACCGAAGTGCTTTTGTAATTTTTACGTGCATACAAGTAGCAGCAAGGAGAAGGCATGTAAATGCAAGGGATAGCCAAGATTATTTCATCCTTCGGGGCTTGAAAGATTTTGGAATGAGGCAAACCTGCCCCAAAAACTTTTGAAAAAATCTTAGACTAAGCGTGTAGCGCGACCCTTGCAGAATGCCGCTTGCGCTAACTTTGCAAAGGAAAAATCAGAAAGCATTTTGTGTGGAACGCTCGAACAAATGAAATGATTATGGTGCGAATAAGACCACGTGCCAGAATATTGCTTCGGAGTAGTAAAAGAAGAAGACGGGGTGCATGAATTGTGCAATGTCTGTTGTCATCATCGGTGGGGATGGTATCAGTATATATATGAAATCGAGGTGGAGAGATACCAGTCAGAGGCAGCATAAAGGCGATTGCGCTCGCGCGGCTTTGGAAATGTACATCAGCTGCTGAAGTCCATTCACGATCAGATGTGTAACGTATAGAATAAGGTAAATGAATACCCGTCATTTTAGCGGCAATATAAAGCCGATTCCTCAACAAGCATGTGGGCCGGTGGAACGAGCTTCGAGCAGATAGCCAGTACAAGATGCACAAAGTGCAGGAAAGGCGGTGCACCACGCTTTCCTCCATGATAAACCGGGATTCAGTACCTTATTAGTTGGCTTGCACGCTTCTCACAAGAGATGCATGAGCCAAAGATAATGCAAAACAGAGAGCAATCAAGTTTTCTTGAATTGCCGAAGTGCAGCCTACCTTATAAAAAGGTGCAGAGTGTAACTGAAGGAGGTGCTACAGCAGGAGCCACGGCACTAGTAAAAGAAAAGCCTTCATCCTACGTTGGGGCGCAAGACAAAGGCTTATAAGAAAGGCGCTTAGGCAGCTTTCCACTTTATTAATATCCAAAATATTCTCCATTACCATTTTCCAAAGCATCCATAACATCATTCTCTGGGGAAGAGTCGGTTCGCTCATTATGGTCTTCATAATTATTATCAAAGTAATTATCAATGTTATCGTCTTCGATTATATCCTTTTTCGAGAACATATTAGCCGCAGTTCTATAATCACATTCATGCAAAAGCACTGCTTTGCAACTTTTGTAAACCATTAATTTCCCAGAACCGACAGGATATGAACTTCCTATTTCCAAATCAAGCATTGCAAGATATATTATTGTAAAAAATGGCGCCATAGGTGTATTATCGACTTGAGGGCAATATTTTACAAGAGTCTTTACGATTACTTCATCATAGTGACGTCGTGTATGTTCATAAATCCAATCCAATATCTTTAAGAATTTATTAACGATTGAACTATCATCACCAAAAAAATACAATTGTTCAAGATAATAAAATTTATTAACTTTTATTTCTATTTCTGAGTTTGGTAAATTGAATTTAAAACCAGACTTAGTTACTACCTGTTTATGAGGTAGTGCCATATACCGATTATTGTCTCGACAATATATCTCATGACCCAATATTGTTATTTTCTTATTATGGAACATATAAAATGTTTTTGGATACAAAAATATAAAATATTTAGAATTTCTACAATGAAAGCATAAAAAACTTTATCTCACTCCACCAATCGCAATTGGGTACAAATCGTGCTGTGGGAACTTCTCGCAGCCGATATAGAGCGTATCGAAGGCATCGGTGCCGTCGGTACGGTGCTCGAGAAGGTCTTCTTCGGACTCCGGCTGCTTCTCCATAGACTTGTTCTTGCGGAAGCCGTTGCGCCCTCGCTCCACTCCTGCGGACTGAATGGCGAGGATTAGGTCATCGTTGTTCTGGCGGTTGAAGTACGGCATAAGGCGTTGCTTCCCGGCAAAACCCTGGTTGATGAGAAGGTATTTCTCATCATGTCGCATCGGGTTGCCGAGGTACACGTCAATGACCTGCCATCCGTGACGCTCGAACTCATGGACAACCACCCAGTGGAAGTCCTGGTCGTTCACGGCATAGTTAGAGCCGAGAGCAGTGGCATCATAGTAGTAGATGACCGTCTTGTTTGGGTGTGGTGCGTAATAGGTGCAGAAATCGGCGACGAGCGCAGGGATTTTGCGCTCGAACTTCACATAGAACGATTTTAGGATGTTCAGACGGTTGGCACGTGGCTGACCGCACACAATCCAGTTGATATTGGCGTTGTAGTCCATGCCAATACAGAGAGGCTGCATAGGGTCTATGTCCGAGTCCGTGCGACAGTCGAGCGAGCTGTTAAGCGTAGAGAACTGGTTGTTGGCGTGGATTGTATATAAGTCCTGCTGCGCCTCTTTGATGATGCGCTCGTAGCCGAGCGAGTCGAGGTAATCGAAATCCGAAGCATCATACTTGTGGTACTCCTGCATGGACGAGTAGAAGCCATCGTGCGAGATGCCGATCTTCTGACAGAGGATAGAAGTCTGGAAAGTCTTTGGCGTGAGGTCGCGCTTCATCTGGCGGATATACTCTTCACCGAGAAGCTGGAGGTTTTCGAGTGTGGAGTATTCCTTGTAGTAGACCGCCACCGAGCGCATCTTGTTAAGCGACTGGTCGAGCCATTTGAGGTAATTAGGCAGATAAGAAGGAATGGGCTTGCGCAGCTCTTTGAGTTGTGCAATGCGCTCCTTCGTCTGCCAAATCTTGTAGATTGTTCCCTTGATGGTGTCAATCAGTTCCGTGTCCATCTTGTCCTCGTAGTGCAGGAACCAAGAACCCTTTGTAGTCTGAGGCATATCCGAGAGCACCATCATGCTATGGTTAAAGCTATGGTGCCCGAAGTACGAGCGTATGCCACCATTAGCAGGCAGAGTCTCGTCCTTCAGTTTGTTGTAATCAATGAACTTCGCCTCGTCGATGAGCAGCCATGAGAGCGTAAGCGAGTTGGAAGAGCCAGGGCGGTCCTGACTGATGATGATAGCCACGCTACCATTATAGAACGTGATTACATGTTCATAGTCAGCCGGTTCGGTGATTGGCTTCGCGAAGGACTTCGGCGGTTTTCTGCCTACCACATAATGCACGCCATTGATATATCCCCACCGCTTCCACGCTGCAAGCAGTCCGGGGAGCGTGTTCGTCAAACCATGCTTGAACGTCGGCACCACGATACCACCAGTGGAGCCAGGCATACGCTGCATGTTGCGCAGCACAAATGGCGAGGCGATGGAGTCCGTCTTGCCAGTGCGTCGTCCGGCCACAATGACCGTAGTCTTCGCACCGATGTATTGCGTAAGAAGCTGAGGTTTGTTGAAGTACACACGCTTAGAGTGTTGCTTCGCCTCGATGTCCCATAGAGAAGTATCAACTTTGTTCGTCATTGTCTTCAGGCTTAAAGATGTCATCAAGCACAAGGTCTGCTTGTTCGTACTCAATATTCTCGGTGTCGGGATGCGAAGTGGTAAGCTCCTGGGTGAGCTTTCGGATGCGGTCGTCGATATTCGGAACCGGCGTGATGCCCACAACACGCGGGTCAGTAGTCGGGAAGAACGGTTGGACGACAATCATGTGATACGGCACAGATTGCTCGTCCTCGATGTCGATGCGGTTGAACTTCGCATAAGAAGTGGCCGCTTTCTCCATCGTCTTCGTGTCCTTACGCTTCTTCGCCATCTGGTACGTCTCCATAATCATCTCGTTATAGCGCCAGCGGTGGAAGTCGCGCGTACACTCCGAGAGATTCGGTAGCAGAGCCTTGACGATTTTTAAGTCCGCATACGCCGTGACTTGCGAGAGTCCATAGCGACTGCGCAGTTCATCGACAAACTGACGATCCTTCATGTCAGGGTTGGCGATAGACCATGTGACCATGTCCCTTAATCGAAGTAGATGTTCGATTTGGGGAACAGGATATTTACCTTCCAATTCCGATTGGGAGGTGTAAAGATCCTGTTTGGCGATGTCGATGATGCTGAGCTGAGACATGATTATTGGTGTTATGGTAAGCCTCACTAAGCCTTCCTAAGCCTTTTTAAGCCTTGGGCGTGAGGGCTGTTTGTGGGCTATTTTGGTGAGCTATTCATCATCCTCCATATCGAGGAGATTGTTACGGGTGTTTTCAAGAGCGAGTGGAGAGCCGACGTAGGCAAGCTGCATCTCCTGATGCAACAGCTTGACACGTGAAGCAGCCTTGCCACGGTGGTAACGCTGCGAAACAGGCGTGCTTCGGTCTGCGATGTCACGGCGCAGATCCTCGGGCGGCACTCCGAGGATGACAGCCATATCGCTGATTTTAAGATAGATTGAAGCATACTGTTCAATCTGGGTAAGGGTTTCTTCAGAATAAGTCATTTGATTTATGATTTAAGCCTTACTGAGCCTCTTTAAGCCTTTCTATGCTGTGAGTACAAAATCTCATTCAACAAGCAGACGAACTTAGAAGCAGAATAGATGAATAATACAGGAGTTCTTCAAATAGAGTCTCAAGGCAACAGCATTGTCATTCGTGATGGCGCAGATAAAATTAGACGCAATCGAATGGCAAAGCTCTATATGCGTTCAAATCTGAAATTCTCAGATTGTGGAGACCACATACAAGTTGAAATTACAGAGAATGTCAATGTAACCATGAACCATATCAAGGTTCTTGCTAAATACATTAACTGTGAAATTTCGTTCGGTGAAGGTATCAACCGTGAAATGCAAAATTTCCGAACACAAGAGTCTCTGTTTGAAGAGTTCTCCCAACAAGCACGAAACATCAGAGATAATCATCCGCAGATTGATGAGTTCAAGCGTTTTGAAGAGTCTCTTATAAAAAACATGCCGAATCGACAGCTATATAAATTGCAAATGTTGTCGGCATACCACATGGCATTCGCTCAAAACGCTTGTAATTTTTCTGTGCCTGGTGCAGGAAAAACAAGTGTAGTTTATGGAGCCTATGCCTATCTTCATAATCTCCCTGAAGATGACCCTAAACACGTAGATTGTATCGTTATCATTGGTCCTTTAAGTTCATTCGGTCCATGGGAAATTGAATATAAAGAGTGCTTTGGTACAGAACCAACTTCAATGCGTCTTATTGGTGGTATGACTACGAAAGAGAAATCATTGTATCTTCATGGAATGACCCATGCAGACATCACACTTACGTCATACCAATCAATCATCTCAATCAAGGATGATTTGCTATTTTTCCTATCTCAACACAAAGCAATGGTCGTATTAGATGAAGCACATAAAATCAAAAACACCCACGGTGGCATTATGGCTGCATCTACAATGGTATTGGCTTCAAAAGCCGTTTCACGTGTTGTGCTAACAGGAACTCCGGCACCAAATGGATATGAAGATTTGTATAATCTTTTTCATTTCATTTGGCCAGATAGAGATGTGTTAACATACAATGTTCCACAACTCGTAAATATGAGTCAGTCATCTGAAGATGAACGAGTGGAAGATTTAATAAACCTTAATTCCGCAACACTATAATTTAACTTTATTTATAAGTTCCTGAGCAA